TGTCAACCAAGTACCTTCTAAAATCCATTTCTCAACAACAACACCCGTTGGGTCTAACATCTCAAGGTCAACGTTCTTTTTGTAACCCGCAGCATAACCCATACGACCTGTTACAGACTCCGCACACAAACGAACCCACTCCATTAACGCCTGAGACGCTGAAGGTCCAATAGGGTCACGGAATTTTACAGGGATAGTTGCCCATGTAAAACGACCTGCTACATAAGTTGATGTGTTTAAGAATGGAATCTCCACAGGGTTAACAGTAATATTTGGTCTAGCCGTTGATTCTACGAACCATTCGTTAATTCCCAATGTTGTAGGGAAACGAAGAATGAACCTGTTCTGTCTTTTAGGTTCATAAGGTATCGGCATTTTCATTAATAAATCAGCCATTTCAGTTGTTTTTTGTTTTTCTTATTTTTTGTTTATCTTTATTTATAAATATCACCAAATAAATTTTTTGTCTTTACTTTTAAGTTTTAAAAATTTATTCTTGCATATAAGTATCTAGTTTTCTAGTTTTGTAATTTTTTAACTCCTCCTGCTGTAGAATAAGTTTTTAAAATATTATCTGGTTCCTGGTCAAAATGAGATTTTACTTTCTCTACGTTTCTAGGGTCATCATCAGAAAAACCAATACTAGGAATTACAAAATTGTTTGATACTTTATTCTTTAAGTATGCCTTTTTATGAATGTGTTGAGATAAGTCTCTTACATATTGGATAAATTCCTTTAAAGCCTTAATTTTACCTTCTTCAGGATTTGTTGCAGAACCTTCACCATAACTTACAGGATAAAATCTACACATATCTAAATACTCACGAATCATATCCTTCTTTGAAAGTTGTTCTTCGTCAGCAAGGTCTCTATACTTCTCTAAATTTTTAACCAACTCGTTTGAGTCAATACCATTGTGATTAGACACAATATAGTTATAACATGCTTCTTTTAAAGTATTTGGGTGGTGACCTCTTGCGGTAACGATTGAAAAGATTGACCCATTATTGATTGCCTCTACGAAGTCGTCCCATGCAGGACCTGGTTTAGCGGTCATCGAATCAACTATAAATTGTTTGTCACCTAATGTTCTGAAGTATCTGAACGCATCTTCCGCAAAACCTGTAACGGTGTGTCCATTATATTCGAATGGTTCTTTACCAATCTCAGTTCTGTATTCAGCAAAATCTTCTGTTGACATACCAACTTCATTACCCTCATCGTCTAATAACACGATTTTTGTTGGCATAACAGCAATATTGTCATCCCAGTCAAAAGAGTAATATTTCATGTCGGGTGTTCCCGATTCGTCAAACCCTTCTTTTACAATTTTTCTTACTTTCATTTTTTTAATTTAGGCTAAAAAGTGGGGCTTGTGACCCCACTTTGTTTTATAATTATTAGATGTTCTCGAAAGACGCTCCTGTTGGAGTGATGTAGAATGTGATGTCGATAAACTCAAGTGAACGAGTTGGTTTGATGTAAATCTTACCAGTCATTTGGTTTCTATCTAAGTCAGACACGTCTGAAGAAACTGTTACACGGAAATCGTATAAACCACGGTCTCTTCTGATTGCGTCTAAGATAGGGTTCACCGCATCTAAGAAGTCTTGTCTTACTTTAGCATCGTTTTGTTCAAACAATAATCTTACAGAAACTGCTGAAATCAATTTACGAGCTTGTAGTAACAATCTTCTTACGTTAATTCTATCAAGAGCTGATTGTCTAATTTGTAGAGTTTTGTTACCCCAAATTACAGTACCTACGTCAGAGAAGGTTGCGATTGGGTTGATTCTACCTTGATACAATACGTCTCTATCTTCTTGTGTCAACTTCTTACGAGCTTTAACCGCGTTTACAATACCACGAGTGTAACCTGCCGTTGCGAACCATGGGTAAGCAATGTTGTCGGTTAATGCTAAGTTTCTTGTAACTTCAGCCGTAGCCGGAATGTAAAGTTGTGTATTGTTCACACTATCACGAGTTAATACCCAAGGGTAATAAGTTGCGGTATAGTTAGAGTCAATACCGGTATTATCCAAGTTATCTACAGCCTCTTGAGGATAAATAAAGTCTTGAGGATTAGTACTTGAAGGTACATACATGTTGTAGTCAGGTGTTGTACATACATAAAGTGAGTCAGCTCTTTGAGTTTCAATCATGTCGATTGCTTCCTCAACTAAGTTTGAGTTATTTACGTAATCAATACCAGGTGTTACGAACACGTTAATGTTAACCGCTTCAGGGTTAGAAAATGTTTGTTGACCTAACAAGTATGCGTAGTAGTCAGTGTTTGCGTAAGTTTGAGTAGCGTCACCAATAGTGATTTGTTTGAACGCTCCCCATCCTGTTGCCGTTGGGTATTTAATTGAAGGACAAGCTCCTTTTAAGTAACCTTGTCTACCAACCGCAAATCTATCTGTGTTAGTTCTGTATTCTCTGTAGATATCCCATCCGTCAAAACCACCTTGTGCTAATACCGAGAACTTACGAGCGTAAATTCTGTAGTATGGGTTTTCAGCGTTTTCAGGGTCTTGTGTAAATGGTGCGTCACCACAAACGAATGCTGGTGTACCACTTGTTACGAATACGTCAGGAATAGTGATTGCTGATGCGTTAACGTCCATGTGGAAACCTTTACTTCTCCAATTCCAAGGTTCACCTGTTGTATCAGTACAAATATCTAATGGTAATTGTTTACCTTTGTAAGAGTAGTAGTCAACGTCAATACCGATAGTGTCTGAAATACCTAAGTAAGTTCTACGTACATTATCACCATTACTTCTTACAATATCATCAGCACCTGATGCTAAACCGAATGGTGGGTTGTAAACAACTTCACCTGGATAGTCGTATTTGTTTTTAATGATTGGGAATGGGGGTTTAACACCTGCGTACTCTCTGAAGTTGAATCCGTCAAAACCACAAGGTAATGCGTCGATTGGTGCATCTTCATTCATTTCAACCATGATAAACTTAGAGTTTAACAAGTATTCACCGTCAACCGTACCGATTTTTTGTGCGATAAATGAATTTTCACCAGGGTTCATAGTACAGTTTGTGAATTTCTCTAATACTACAGGGTTAGCATCTGTATCAAAGAAGTCACGAACCAATACGTCAAACGTTCCATTGTTAAATGACATGTTAGCTAATGAAATCTTAACTATAGTGTTTGCCGAATCACCATCCGCAATTGTTCTGAATTTAAATAAGTTGTAAACTTTGTTACCACGTAATTCTGAAACAATCCAAGGTGTTTCCGCCGATTGATATTGTTCTAAATAGAATGCGATTGATGTTGGGTCACTACCTTGTCTTGCGTCAGGTAATGAAGTCAATTCACAATTTAAACCTCTAATATAACCTTTTCTCCATCCGTAGTTTAACATTGCTTGGAATCTTTCCTCAACAAATAAAGGAACAACTGTTCTTGGTTTTGCGAAGTTAGAACCACCAAATACTTTAGGTAGATACTGAGTGTCTGAATTTTGGAATGATGTTTCAAAGAAGAATTGTTTTCCGTCTTTGTTAGTAACATTTAATCCGAATGTTGAATATGGGTTTTTAGTAACTCCTGAATATTGACCTGTACAATCCATAGTTACATCAGTTAAACCTGATACTTCATAAACCGCACCATTGTCAGTACCGTAAGTAGCTAAACCTCTTGAACGAAGTGTTGCAATAACTACATCATCATAATCAGTGTAAGCAGTTCCTGAGTAAACATAAATTCTACCTATCAAAGTACCTGTGTAACAATTTACAGGTGCTGCGGTTGTGGTAGTCGTAGTAGTTGTAGGTGTAGGTGATACACATGGGTCAGTAGTTGTTGTAGTGGTTACAGGTGCAACAGTTGTAGTTGTTGTAACTGGTGTCATAGTTAAACCTGTTACTATTGACCAGAATGAATAACCAGTATAAGCTGCGTTTCCGATATTATCAAATAATGCGTAGTACCAAGAATCGTTCTGTGGTGCTTCGTAATTAATTAAAGACGCGTCTACTGATTCAACACCCATTACGTTTGTTTCAGCAGTAAAGATTGGTGCAAAAGCTTGGTAAGTATCTCCTGAAATAGCTCCATAATAATAAATTGATGTAGCTTCAGTTGATGGTGCATTCATGATATCAAAAATTTGATTATTCATGTTAGTTCTTAACGTACTAGTACTACCATCAAATAATTCATAAGGTAAATCAATTCTACCTGCAATTTCAGTTGGGATTTGTGTTGGGTCTAAAAACTCAATTGTGTTTAAACTATTAGTACAACCTGAGAAATCAATTGCAAAATCAATTGTTAAAAAGTCATTACACGCCGGTTGACAATCAACAACAACAGGGTCTTCACAATAGAAGTCAATTGTTGATGGGTCAACATTTCCTTTTACACTAATAGACCAAGATGGTCCTGCGTCATAACCTGATAAACCTAAAATTCTTGTTACAAATAATTGGTTAGATTGTTGTAAGTAAGCCTTAGCAATGTAAGCGGCTTCATATTTAGGGATTTGGGTGTTAATGAATTTTTCGGGTGAAGTTCCACCAAAGTAAGTAGAGAACTCATCGAAGTTAGTGATAAAGATTGGTTCAAATGCTGGTCCAGTTAAGGTTTCACCAACAATACCCAATGTTGTAACACCAACACTCTGAGCTACGAAACTTAAGTCAACTTCTGATGTATACACTCCAGGTGATACGAATACTTTACTGTTTGTTGCCATTAGTCTTTTTGTTTCTTAAATTTTATTTTCTTATAAATATTATCAAATAAACCAAAATACTTTACTTTATACGAAGTATTTATTATTTAGGCAGACTATTTTCTGCCTTTTTTCTACCATGAATAAAGAGGATAAAAAAATCAAAAATCTAAAGATATCGGTTGAGGTTCACGATGTGTTAAAGACATATTGTGAAAAGAGGGGTATTAAGATGTATCGGTTTTTGGAAAAGCTGATACTTGACAAGTGTAAGGAAAAACCCGATATCTACGGTGAAAATTAAATTAGAAGGTTTCTTAATTTAATATTAGCTTCTTGTGTGTTGTCTTTTTTAGTAACAACAAATCTAACCACATCATTAGTATTAATCTGAATTTCGGTAATATCTGAACCGTAATAATCATTGTTAATGAATACATCATATGTATCTACATTATCTGTTGATGTTATTGAGGAGTTAGTTGTGTATTCAAAAATTTCTGTAATAATATTATTACCTACAATAAAAAGAATATCCATATCAACAGATTTATTATCAATACCAATCTTCTTTTGTTTTACTCTTGAGGTTGTGTCAAATTCCACAACTTGTAAAATTCTTGATACAGCAGGTGAAACTTCAAATTCGTTTTCGTCAATTAAAAACCCTAACATTGTAAATTCATATGATTGTACATAATATTTTCTTTTGGTAATATCCATAACAGATTCGTCTGAAATATTACCCATTACAATAGGAATGTAGTGTCCTTTAATAACAGTATAGGCTTGTCTTGAAGCAAACATCTCAAGGATGTTTTTATTGAATTGGTTTAATTCTCTCATTCGGTTACATACAATCTTAACCTGATAACTAATGTCGACAGGTACTGGTTGTGGTATTTTGTAAACATCCGCCCCATGTCTTTGTCCGTCCCAAGTAGGTACTTGAGCATAAAAGTATTGTCTTCTATTTGGAATATTGTAAAGTAATGCAGGATTGGTACCAAATTTAACTTCGGGTATTCTAACTACGGTAATGAATGGAGGTTCAACATTCTTATCTATATTTTGAATGTTCCATGTTTCAACAAATTGTGACCAGTTTTGTGTTGTAATAATAATATCAACCATTGGTATTACTTTACCATCAACAACTGTCTTTAAATCATTCTTAACAAAATCCAAAAAACCACCATCTAAATCGGCATGAAGAATCGACTTAGGAAGGTAGGTACCATCCTTATTAATCTTCTCTAACAATTCCTCTCTTCTTGGATATAAAGTCTTAGGGAAAGTTAAAGGTATATTCTTCTTTATACTTTTTTTAGGTAAAGGCATTATCTAATAATTTTAGGTTCTTGTTTAAATACAACACGTCCTTTACTAAGAACATCATAATCTTTATTGTCAAAAACAATAATCTCGTTATTATTTGCAAAAGCTATTTTATCAACTTTATTCTTTGATGTATAATCTCTCATTCCGTAAGTGTTCACAATAGTTAAACCTTCTTCCGTACTAAAAGACTTTAAAGGTTTAATTTGATAATTAACACCGTCAATAGTTACATCCACACCACCCCATCTATCCATTTTAGAACCATGTGGGTAGTATGTAACATCGTCAGAACCAATCTTATTTAAAAAGTTATTAACCGTTTCTCTTTCTAATTTTAACCCACTTTCAATTGATTTCCACTGTCTGTCTAATAAAAGTTTTGTATATTCTTTATTGTTTTTAAATAAATCAGCCATCCACTCTACAATATCCATATCGGGATTTTCCTCAATATATTTTAAATAAATCAATGAGTGTATTTCGTCTTTTGTATCAAAATAATTTAAAACAGACCAAGTTTCATCATCACCTAATCTTTCACCAATAGTATAAATGTCTCTAACACCTGGTGTAAATATTTGGTCTTCAGAGTGCCAATTTTCAGGGAAGGCTAATTCTAACGCCTTTTTAACACTATTAGAGGTTATACCCGCATTAGCCGCTGAATTTGTTTTAGTTGAGTTTGGTGGATATTTTTCATTGAATGTTGAGATTTCAACACTTAGTTTATTTTTAATTGGGTCGAAATAAACATCCTTCTCATCAAAAATAAAATTACCATTACCGCCCTTAATACTAACTAAATTGTTAGGTGTGTCACTACTTGGTAATGGTAATGGGTTATTGAAATAATATCTTTTGGTTTTACCCTTTTCAAATTTACCAATTGTTGTGTAAGTAAAACTATTAGGTCTTTCAGAAACTTGTTCTGTAATACCAATTTTTCTAACTTCAGAAATAACAAACAATTTATTTCTTAGGTTAACCATGTCAACTTCTTTGGCTTTATAAACAGGTTGTTCACTATCCTTATAAACAAACGAGTCATATTTGTAAGGGTTATAGGTAACAATATTACTATTTGGTTCCTCAGGAATATTTTCACAAGGGAACTGACAATAGTCTAATAATTTACCGATAACAAACGCGTGAACATTTTTGGCTTTCTCAGTACGAACTTTTTCTTTACCCCCTTTTCTAACTCTAAACTCCACATCACCAAGTTTAACATAATCGGCATGTAAAATAACCTTACTCTTATATGTTACAGAGAAGGTGTGTTTGTGTAGGTTATAATAAACCATCACTCGTTTACCGATAAATTCA